TCTCAGCCTCTGCTATTCATCATTACCACCGCCGGCTTCAATATACAATCTCCCGCCTATGAGGAAGAAAAATATCTTCAGCGCATACTCGAAGGTATTGTGCGAGATGATTCGTATTTCGGTATAATCTACACTCTCGATGAGGGCGACGATTGGCGGGACCGGTCGGTGTGGATAAAAAGCAATCCGAATCTCTATATAGGAAAGCAGATCAGCCAAATCGAAAATCTAATCACAGAGGCTGAGAATAAACCGTCCACCAGACTACAGGTCCTCACGAAGGAGCTCAATGTCTGGACTCAATCTCTGAGTACATGGATTGAATATGAGAAATGGAAATTCTGTAATTCCGGAGTGATCAACGAAAAAGAGCTCTACAAGCGCCCATGTTACGCGGCTCTCGACAGCTCTATGACCCGCGACCATACGGTAGTTACGTATGCGTTTCCTCCAGTCTCATTCGGTGAGAGGTGGAAATATGTGCACCGAATATGGGTCCCGGCGGAAAGTCTTGATGAAAAATCAATCCAAGACGGTGTTAGGTATTTCGACTGGCTTAATGCAGGCTATATCAGCTACCCGGGCGAGACGATTATCCGGTCAGAAGTAGAAGCGCAAATCAGAGAGGATATGGAAAGGTTTGATGTCCGAGAGCTTGCTTTTGACCGCTATGGCGATGCGCAGCCGATAGCCATGAGCCTCGAGGAGGACGGACTTCCGGTGGTGATGTTCCCGCAGTCTGCGAAAGAGTTCACTGCTCCAACGAATGAGTTCGAGAGGCTCGTACTTGGCCAGGAAATGGAACATGGGAATAATCCGGTGATGGATTTCTATGTGATCTCAGCGCATATCTACGAGGGACCGAACGATACAAGAAAACCGGTGAAACATAAACGGGGCGATGATACCAGCAGAATCGATGGCGTTATCACCTCGATTATGGCGACATGGCGAGGGCTTATTTCTCAGACAAATGGTCCATCTGTATATGAGGAAAGGGGATTGCGGACCTTATGAAAGAGAGAATAACACTGAAAGATAGATTTTCCGCATTCTTCAATCCGAAAGCCGGATCGCTTGAAATACTGAGGGAAATGCTGACTTCGACCAACAGCTCTGCGGGTATACCGGTAAATGAGACTACAGCGATGCGAGTGTCGGCATTTTTCGCTGCAGTACGGGTTCTGACCGAATCCGTTGCCTCTCTCCCACTCGAGCTATACAGGAGACTTCCAGATGGTGGTAAATCCCGTGAAGTGAAAGACCGAAGATATCGTCTGCTTCATACACAGCCCAACAGCTGGCAGACAAGTTTTGAGTTCAGAGAAATGCTTACCTATCACGTGATCATGCGTGGCAATGGATATGCATTTATTTCACGCGGTCGAGATGGTCAGGTTCGGGAACTCATCCCCATGCACCCGGACAAAACGTTGGTTGAGCAGGACCGGTTATACCGACTGAAGTATACATACAGCCCGAAGGATGCATCGCCGGTACATCTGGATCAGAATGAAGTACTTCATATTCGTGGCCTGTCCATCGACGGGTTTACCGGAGTGAGTTTGCTTACCTGGGCACGGGAGGTTATAGGAGGAGCGCTCGGGCAGCAGGAGCATGGAAACCGCTTGTGGAAAAACGGTGCGAATCCCGGGATAGCACTAAAACATCCGGGGAAGCTAAACGACGAAGCCTACAGACGTCTCAAAGAGAGCTGGGATGCAAACTATTCCGGCGCGAGCAATTCGGCGAAAACCGCAATCATTGAAGAGGGCATGAGTATAGAGCGGATAGCAATGACAAGCGAGGATGCTCAATTCATCGAAAGCAGAAAGTTCAGCCGTTCTGAAATTGCGGGTGTTACTCGAGTTCCGCCGCATATGATCGGGGACCTTGAGAGGGCCACTTTCAGCAATATAGAACACCAGGACCTGGCATTCGTAAAACATAGCCTTCGGCCGTGGCTTGTCCGTTGGGAGCAGGCTATTCTGCGCGATTTGATCAGACAGCCGGATCTGATTGCGGAGTTTAACATTGATGGTCTTGCTCGCGGAGATCTGAAGAGCAGATATGAGGCGTATGCGATAGGTCGGAACTGGGGATGGCTGAGTGTGAACGATATTCGGGAAAAAGAAAACATGAATCCGGTGGAAGAGGGAGATGAGTACTTACGGCCACTGAACATGCAGCCGGTGGGAGAGGAGGTTCCGGAGATACTCAAGACCAGAACAGGAGCGTCCAACCCTTCGAAAGGAGTAAATGATGAAGAATAGCTGGTATGAGATCAAATCTCAAAACGGAATCGTGGAGATAGACATCTATGATGAGATTGGAGGATGGGGAATATACGCCGCCGACTTCAAGAGAGAACTCGACGAGATTGCCTTAAAAGGCGGTGATATTGTTCTGAATCTCAACTCTCCGGGAGGTGATGTGTTCGAAGGGGTGGCGATCTACCATGCAATCAGCCGGTATAGGGATCGGCTCTCGGTAACCATTACAGGAGTTGCCGCATCGATCGCATCGGTGATCGCTCTTGCCGGGAACCGACTGGTAATGCCGCATGGAACGTTTCTTATGATTCATGAACCATGGACGATTGTGCTTGGTACTGCTGAGGTCCTTCGGCAGCGGGCGAAAACTCTCGATCAGATCAGGGATGAGATGGTTGGAATCTATCAAGAGCGCAGCAAGTTGTCTCGGGAAGAGCTCCTTGAGGCGATGGCAGAGGAAACCTGGTATTCCCCCGACGAGGCATTTCAGGCCGGATTTGCAGATGCAATAGAGGATTATGGCGACATAGCTGCCAGGTCTTTTGACTGGCGCAATTATAAATATCATCGGGTGCCGCAGCCGCTCTGGGAAGCCAGGCGACGTGCAGTGGCGCCGAAAACAGAGCGCGAGCTCGAGGAAAGCCTTGTGGCTCTCGGGTTCAGCAAAAAGCAGGCAGAGCGAATTTCAAGTCAAGGTTATAGTGCCCTGCAGGGGGATCCTGCATCGGCCGGCAGCCAGGGGGATCCTGGCGCAATAGCACAGGGATTTCGTGAGCTTGCTCAACTTTACAGCGAAGGAGGATCTAATGGATCCGGAAATTAAAGCTGCAATAGAAGAGCAGAAAAAAGCCTGGAAAGCATTCCAGGATGCAAACGACGAACGGCTTAAGAAGATTGAAGCCGGAGATCTGCAGGGACTCGTTGATCTGAACGCGAAGATCGAAAAAATCCAGGCCGCCCTGGATGAGAACGCGAAAGTGATCGAGCGAGTCGGAGAAATCGAAAACAACATCAACAAGATGGAGCTTGGCGGAGCCGGCGGCGCCAAGGTGCTGAACAGAGCATTCAATGCCTATATGCGTACCGGTGACGAAAGCGAGTTCAAAGCCGCTGCAACCGTTCAGGTAGACCCGGACGGTGGCTGGCTTGTGCCTGAGAATGTCAGCCAGGATATCATCCGTGTTGCTCAGGATGTGAACGCTATGCGGCAGCTGGCAGCCGTCCAGACGATCAGTAACGGCCGCTCGTATATCGAGTTTGTCACGAAAAGCGGTGCCGCCGCAGCATTCGTGGGTGAGACCGAATCGAGGAGCGAAACCGATTCTCCCGAGCTTGCCCGGATCGAAACCGTTGCCCACGAGATGTACTCCAACCCGAAGGCGAGCCAGCAGCTTCTCGATGATGTTGCAATCGACATAGGGCAGTGGCTGGTGGATGAAGTCGGAATCGCATTTGCAGAAACCGAAGGCGAGGCGTTCATCACAGGAAGTGGCGTGAATGAACCGATGGGGCTGTTGAGCTACACCACGGTAGCTGACGCAAGTTATGCCTGGGGTAAGCTTGGGTATATCGCAACCGGCGCAACCGCTGATTGGGCAACTACCGACCCTGAGAAGAAACTCATCGACCTCGTGCATGCGCTGAAAGCAAAGTACCGTAACGGAGCCGCCTGGATGATGAACCGCAGTACTCTTGGTGCGATCCGGAAGTTCAAAACGGACTACACCGGATATCTGTGGCAGCCCTCTCTCCAGGCGGGCCAGCCTTCGAGGCTGCTCGGGTACCCGGTCTATGAGGAAGACAACATGCATGACGTTGCATCCGCCGGCAACCTTTCGGTCGCCTTCGGAAATTTCAAAGCAGGGTATCGTGTTGTTGATCACGTTGTGATTCGTGTCCTTCGCGATCCGTACAGCGCAAAGCCGTATGTGAGCTTCTACACCACCAAGCGTGTCGGTGGCGGAGTTCGTAATTTCGAAGCCATCAAGGTCCTGAAGACCGCGGCAAGCTAAGGAGGTAAGCCATGCGTGATATTCACAATAACATTTCCGTTGTCGAGGCAATCGCCCCGGAGGTGCTTGCCGACGACAATACTCCCGCGGCTGTCGATTTGCAGGGGTATGAGTCTGCAGAGGTTGCCATTCACATCGGTGTCGGTGGAATTACTTTCACCACTGATAATAAAATCGAGTTTAAGCTCACCCACTCAGACGATGACTCCACCTACGAGGCGGTAGATATCGATGACGTGGAAGGGCTCTCGAGTGTTGGTGAGGGGGGCATCGTTGAGTCTCTCGTAG